GCCATAAGAGTAGCCTCAATGCCTTCTGTATTCTGTATATAATATTTAAAATTAAAATCATCTAGTGCTGTCTCAGAAGAATCATCTTTTTTAGATTCATCTACATTATCACCACGCTGTTCTCCTTCTAGCCTTAGAAGTAGACCATTCTCTGTGAACCACTTGGCTTCATTTGGAAACCTAACATCATCACAGATAATAATATCTGACTCAGTGAGTTTCATTTTCTTGGTAGCTTGATCTAACCACAATGTGTCAGACTTAGACCTACCCCACATACCTAGTGCAATAAGTAATTCTCTATCCTTTTCTCCGACCATTTCTAGATCAAGTTCTGAATAGATAATATTCTGTAAGTTTTTAATAGGTGCAGCAAGAGACACTCTATCACATTTAAGATGTGGTAGTGAACCTATAAGACCATTAGTTAATGTAGTCTTACCACTTCCCATCTTTCCTGAAATCCCTAAGTATAGCTTATTCATCTTCATCTCCAATTAACTTTACAGTCAACATACGTCCTACTTCAAGTTCAATACTTGCATCAAAGGCTAGAGAGATTGAATTATTAATCTCATACCTCTCAAGCATCTCTGCGATATGTACAATAAGTTCTTCAACAAATTCTGTATGTGTCATTTCTTTTCCTTTTCTTTTTCTTTAACAAATGCTAACTCCCAACGTCTTGCTCTATCAGTAGATATCCCGCAGTAAACTGCTAAGTCCCTATATGAACATTTGGACATTCTCCAATAGAACCTTCCTTGGTCGTACTTAGATTTGTATCTATTAAAATCTATAACTATTCCCATGCTTCCTCCATTTTTAGTGAGTATCAGCATAGGTATCTCCAACGTCAAACCCAATATCCAGTGGGATTTTAACACCTAGTTTTTCACCAGTCTCTACCATAGCTTTTCTTGATATCTCTCCTAGCTCATCACCACTAATCTTTAGTGGATCGAATGCAATCTGTAACTCATCATGAACATAAGCTGACTGTCTGAAATCTACACCAGAAACATAACCTCTCTCGGCTAGTATCTCATGTATCTTAACCATCCAGTTCTTACAAACTATAGCTCCTGCTGACTGTAATAAATAATTAAGTGCAGCGTGTTCTGAGTTAACTGGTATCCTTCTACCATCTAATGATTTAACATATCCTCTGAACTTAGAGGCATCCTTAACAGCTTCTGTTAGTTGCTTAAGTGCAGGAAGGTTATTATCAAAATCATTAATTACTTTCTTCATATCTTTTCTAGTCATACCACAAACACTTGCTAGGTTATCAATGCCAGAACCATATATCTTTGCGTATATAAATGTCTTAGCCATGTTCCTAGATGGCAGACCTGCTGCCTCTTGGTTTGTTGTATGTATGTCACCATTTAAGATAACATCTGCATAAGCACCTTCATCAAATGCATGCATGTAGTGTGCTAACATCCTTAGTTCTAGACCAGATGCATCAGTACCAAACAGCTTCCAGCCTTTAGGGACTGTGAATAACTCTCTACACTCCTTACCATAAGGTGATCTAACCGATGGTATCTGACCAAGGTTGGGACGCTTATGTGTACATCTGTGCGTACCAGTGCCAAGTATATCTACCTGACCATGTATAGCTTTCGTATCTTCTTTATAGAATTTCAACCAAGAGTTGTTACCTTCCGATAGCATGCCAAGTCTTTTCTGTATTGTAAATACTTTAGCTATTGTTTTACAGATAGGTATGTCACATTTGGATAGGATTTCTTCTGATAATGTGGGCTTACCATCATTACCAAACTCCCTAGGTTTCCATTTATATCTTTCTATTAATCTAGTTGTAAGATCATGTCTAGATGTTGGGTTGAAGTCTTTGACCTTAACTTTGGTGTAAGGACATCCCTTCATTTCACTACCTCTTAGTACCTCTTTGTAATTTATATTACGTGTTGGCACCTTTACCTCAAGTGGGATCACGAATGGTCCGCCGAGTTTAGACTTTATTTCGTCTTGTAGTAACTCCTGTTCAGCAACAAGTCTATCTCTTAATTCAATAGCTTTGTCGTGGTCGAATCTAAAACCAAACTCAGATTGTTCTAGACAAATCTGCTGTGCTTTAAACTCTAAATTCATCACATCATTATCTAGCTCCATGCTAATTAGTTTGTGATATAATTTTGTATTCACGTTTACATCTTGTGTACAGTAGGTCAACATATCTTCTGAGAATGTCTCGAACCCTACATCTTTACCAAATGTTCCCTTGAACTCACCTAGTCTTAAACCATATGCTTCAAGTGAATGCTTACCAATGTTACGCATCATCAGTCTTTCTTCTTCTGATCTTAGTTGGTTTGGTTTATTAATTATCTTCCTACATCTGCGGAAATCTCTTTCTTTAATGTCAGGGAATGCGAACTTAGCAGCTATCAGTGTGTCATAAAATGCCGCACCAGTAGTCCACTTAGGGTATAGTTTCTTGATTGCTCTTAAGTCGAAGTCAAGAATGTTATGACCTATGAGTAGGTCTGCATCTTTTAATAACTTAAGTCCTTCTTTAATTCTATCTGGTCTAAACTCGAATACCTTACCAGTGTCGTAATCCTTTGCTGATATGCAATGTATTTTAGTGCACAGTTCTAGGTAGTTGTCTGTCTCGATATCAAATATTAATTTCATACTAATCCTTCTTATATGTATGTGTAAGATATTCAATTGCACTCTGCAATATCTTCCTACTGTCTTTGAACATTCCAAGTCCCTTATTGCACTCACTACATAACAATCCCCTGACATGCACAGATCCATGTAAATGATCTATACAAGCAGCAGTGTGCTCAGTGAATCCTAATTCATGTATATCAATTGGTAGATCACATATGCCACAGCGTCCTGCTTGCTTTCTGTATATATCAACTACTTCTTTTGAACTCAAGCCATATCTCTTCTTAAGATTAGCTGCTCTATCTGCACACGTTTGCGTACAGTATTTCTTTTTACGTCCAGTGAACTTCTCAGAACACACCAGACATTTATGTAAGGTCATTCTGTATCCTCCACAATCTTAAGTTCCTCTGCATGTTTGCTTTTACACAATATACAGTCGAACTCATTAAGGTACATATCTTTAAATATCTTTGCTGTAAAGAAACCACTACTCATCTCACATTCTTTATTAGTACACCTAAGCCTAACTCTTCTATCTTCCTCTTCCATTAGAACCCCTCTACTGCATCAAACTTTTCATCAGGTGTTTCAAACTTACCTGTGAATCCATTATAGAATACAAGATCGGACACACCAGTTTCACCAGAGTATCTGTTTTTTAATATAGATACCTTGACTGTGTTCCTTTCTGCTTCTGTCTCTGCCTGTTGATTTCTAGACAAAGCCATTACAGAATCTGATAGTTGCTTAATACCACCAGAACCACGAAGGTTATTGATAGTAATAGAACCACCCTCTTCAAATGGAGTTTGAGTGTTATTATTTAAGTGAACAACAAGTCCAATAAAACAATCTAGTTCAACTGTCAGAGATTTAAGTTCATGCATGATAGAATCAATAGCACGTCTTTCATCACCGATCTGTCCTAGACTTGATACTAGAATACTTAGGTGATCTAGCCAGATAACTTTACAGTCAAGACCTTTCACCATGAATCTAATTTTATTATATAAATCCTCACTGTCCATAGAACCAAATGAATCATATAGATTTAATCTAGATTGCCCATCAGTGTCTACCTCATTAAAAATTTCTTTAGCTTTTTCTATGTATGCTGCCTTATCCACAGAGTCGCTCAGGTGCACTCTAGTTTCCATAGAGATTCCAATCAAGTCCTTTGCAGTTCTTTTGAGTGGTTCCTCTAGATGTATCAGTGCCTGATTTAATTCTGTTTCTTTAAAGTAATGGTACTGTAGTTGCTTAAGCATAGTGGTCTTACCACATCCTGTACCTGCTGTGAACACCATTAGCTCACTCATTCTAATCCCACCTAACATCTGGTTAGTCTTGGACAAGAAGTCAGGGAAGGGGAAAGACACAGCGTCTTCTTCATTCTCAAGTATATCAATAATAGCTGCACCATTTAAAATACCATCTGGTGTATAACTTTTTGCATCTCTCAATGCATTAGAAAGCTCGAATGATCTACCGTTCTTAACCATATCATTCGCATCTTTAAGGGGTAGCTGTGCAATACGCACAAACTTAGGTGGAAATAAACTAGCAACTTCTTCCGATGCTGCCTGTCCTGCTCTGTCATTATCGAAGCAAAGCACAACCTCTTTAAACCCTAGTAGCCATTCTAGCTGTTTCTTTACATCCTTCTTAGCACTATTGGCACCGTTAGGTACACTTACTACTGGATATTTATTATTCTGTAACTGGGAAATAGTCATTGCGTCTATCTCGCCTTCTGTAATTGTGATACTAATTTTTTTATTAGGTTTCCATAAGTTCTGACCAAACAAAACTGATTGTTTAGCATCACCAGACCATGCAAACCCCTTGTCTCTAGTGCGATACTTCTCAGCAACTATCTCACCCTTAGCATTATGGTAATATGTGACATGCCTTTCTTTAGCTGTGTCAATACCATATGTAAACTTGCTTAGGGTTGTGCTGTTTATTCCTCTGATCTTATCAGGTGTTGTGAAATATGTTGGTTTAAATTCTACCATCTCATTCCTTGTTGTGTTTTCTTGGTTACGTTTAGTTGTCCCACAGGAGAAGCAGTGTGAGCTATCACTGCTATATATTGCATTAGCATCTGAGCTTCCACATTCATCACATGATGTTTTATATAGGTAAACCGACTCACTCATTAGATTGCCCTCGCATAAGCGTATAGTATTCAGTATCTCTTACTACTTGGATACCCCATTTGAGAAATGTTTTCATTCTTTTCTGATAGTTCTTCTCGTCACCTTTGAACACTCTGCCAAAGTAACTAACTATTCCTTGATCGTTTAAGTATTTCTCAAACTCTGTCATCATAATACGTGCAATAGGTGTGCCTCTGAATTCTGGTATAATATATAACTCTTCTATTAGTATAGAGAATCTACCTTCTCTTACAAACTTAACGAATCCTGCCTGATAGAATTTGTACTCTGCTCTGTTATACTCAGCAGCATGTGCCCTCAACATATCAAAGGCATGTAAGCTGTTTGACTGTAATGTTTGCTCCATAATCTTCACCTTCTCCTTGATATCGTTTAGATGCATTAATTTTAACTACTTGTTTGTCGTCCTCCCAATATAACTGGGCATAAGTTAGAGAGTCTAAGTAACCTTTAACGAAGTTATCTATATCAGGTACAGGAAAACTATTAGTAGGTTTCTTTGGCTTCTTACATATTATTTCTATCTTAACCTCAAACTCTACTTTACCTAAAGCCTTATATGTTTTCTGATATTTTTTCAGAAATAAATATACTTCTTTCCTAAAATCTGTGTAAGGTTTTAAATGATAATTACCATACTTACTAACTCTTACCCTTGATGCGGGTCGAGGTAATACAGGTATAAATATACTACTCATACCTATTCCCCTTACTAATATTCTCACTAGGCTCTAATAATTGTAGATTCCAAGGCACATGTAACCCCCGAACACTTACACCCTGTAGAGGTATTATATGGTCTACATGCATTTTAAAATGTGATGCCTTAGCATACATAAATTTCATGTAATCTATATCAAATTCGGTTAACCATTTAGGTGTTGCTCTCAGCTTACTAGCTCTACGTTTTGCTGTGTTAGCAGCACAATAACTACTATTACGTTTATTCCAAGCATTATCTAATTCTCTTGCTCTTTCTAAGTTATTTAAACGCCAAGTTTTATTCTTTAAAAGCATAGCTTCCTTATTAGCCTTATAATAAGTAGCTGCTTTAATTCTATTATACTCAAGCTTACTATGATACCTAGCTCTGGTCTGGGCATTATTACATGACTTACATCTAGCACCCAAACCACTAGCGTTACGCTTATCTGTAGAAAACTCAGAGACATCTTTTGTCTCCGAGCATTTCTTACATAACTTAAAAGTCATAGTCGTCCGAACTTTCTTCTCCATTATCTTCTTCTTGTAACTCAAGAGCATCAAATCCTAGATCAGAACCACCGCCAAACTCAACGAGTTTAGAGATTTGGATTGACTTAGGTTTACATGACACACCTTTTTGTCCCATGAATTCATAAAACCCTACTTCTACTTTAGCCCTGATCTCAGAGCCATTACCAACATTAAGACCTGCTAGTGCTTGACCATCGATCTTTTTACCTAGACTATCGTAGATAACTGGTGGGTTTACTTGGTAAGTCTCACCTGTTTTTTTCTGACCCTTTGATTTCATTTTTAACTTCAGAACGAAAGAACCATCAGCCTGTTTAGTGTACGGCTTGCGACCTTCTCCGAGTGAGTCGATCTTAGAGATTAGTTTATGTGTCTCTGGGCTATCTTCTAGTTTTAAGTTACAGGTAAAGTTACCAAACTTATCTTCTTTAGTTAATGAAAACCATTCTGCTGTGCCAATAGGTGTTACTAGTGTTGCTTTGCTCATTCTTCTTCTCCTATGAAAAAGTTATTTTATATTTATTTACTCTCTATCTGTTATAGTGAGTTCTATTTAAAAAGTCTGTGGCTGTCATAATCCATCATGTCTTCTGATAGCTCAAGACCACCTGTTTCATACTTAGCCAATACTCTTCTGATTTCTGACTTGTCGTCTGTGATTACTGTGTTTACTGTACCATCTGGATTCATTGTGTATTTCATAGTGTTCCTTTTAAAAGTGATGAATGTTAAGAATAAAATTATTACAATATTTTTTATTAAATTTCTTATCATAGTTCCTTACTAAGATAATCTATTAGTGACTCCTTGTTATCAAAAGATTTTACAATGTCCTCTAAACCACGTTCTTCTCTTACTGTATACCCTTCTTCACTGAGTGAGATAGATAGGTGGGAAAGAGAGGGAGATACATACTCAGTATCCTGTTGTTCTTGTTTGTTAACGAATAATAGTAATGTCATGTTGTTATCCTTGTTAGATACTAGGGGGAGTAACTGTTTTGTTTTCTTCTATAGTCCACCCTATTGAAGTAGTTGAAATCATTGAGGTTTCTGTGGAGGGTTTTCCTTCCATAGTCCACCCTCTTGAAGTTGTTGAAATCAGGTTGTTACATAATGTAACCCTTTATAATCACGAGAAGAAGAACTCGTCCTGTAATACTAACGTGAGGTCTAAGTTACCTTTAGTGAGCATCTCTATATCCTCTAAACCTAATTGGTTTATAAGTTTATTTAAGAACTCTCCATCAGCATACATGTCAACGAATACGCCACGTAATGTCTTATTGAGTAAAGCCGCATCCGCAGCGTGGCACCCAAAAGAATCATGTATCATAGCGAAACTAGTAGACTCAGGCATTAGCAATACAGTCTCCTGTAGGTGACACGCATCCAAGCTATGCACTAAGTTAGGTGCTATAGCAGTACCATGCTTGCGTAGGTTAGGCTCCTCAGTGTGCTTAAACACTAGGTTCTGTATATAACCACGCTCTTTAATAGTATTACCTAGAGGTGTCTTAACTGCCACTGTAGAACTCTTAGTGATCTTCTGTTTCACTTCAAAGCCATTAGGTGTTACCCAAGTAATAGTATTACCACCTTGCTTATCTAGTAGTAACCTAGCGGAATCCTTAAGGAAATTCATAACCTCACGCCCCTTAACAATAGTTTGGTTGATTGCCTCCCATATTGTGCTGGTGCATAATGTCACTGCATCCTGTAGATTGTCACCAAAGAACTCTCTTGCTCCTTCTTTCTCCATCTGCTCAATAATGTACTTACGGCATGCTCTCTGTGTACCTGCATATGGAACAATCATGACAGGTCTCTTACAAGTCTTGCGAGTTATCCCGAACTTAAGTAACTCTGCTGCTAGAGGCTCGACGTTGGATTCTAAGAGGGCTACTGTCTTAACCCTTACCGTATCATAGATATCCTGCTTGGAAGGCTGAGAGGTTAAGTTAACGGCTTCTCCTCCTACCTCATCTAGCAACATAGCACTTAGATGTTGCAACCCATTACAACTACCGTCAAATGCTATTGGTAATCTAGAGTAGAATACCTGCTCACCGTGTGCTGCATTGTAGAAATCTCTAAATTCAAAACAGAAAGCTAGGAACAACCAAGGGTCTTCATTAGCCTCATGCCATAACCCATTGAGATCATAAGGATTGTTAGCCGATGCCACAATTCTGAGGTGATGCTCGTTAACCCATGCAGCTTTCTCAGCTAATGTCTTCTTGTCTAGTCCATGTCCAAAACAGTTGGCACCGTGCATATAGAAGTACATCTCAGCTTCCTTGGTGTCGATTGG